TGATCGGCATGGTGGAGAGTTTCGACCAGAACGGTAGAAGTCTGACCCCGACTTTCAAAGAAACGGAGTTATATTCATATGTCTTTTTCCTATGGATTTTTTAACGCACAGAATCTTGACCGGGTATATACCGCAGAAGATTTCACGGCATATTTGTCCAGTTTAATTTGCAATGGAATTCTGGATACTTACCGGCAGTGTTTTGCACCAACAGTCAAAAATTTGTCCGTTACATTCGGCACGGGCAAGGCATGGATCGATGGGCATTATTTTATCAGTGATACCCTGCATACCATCGACCTTTCTTCCTATGTAGATGAATCTCTGAATCGTTATGTAGCAATCGGGATCTACTGTGATCGTTCTACTCGTACCTGTGGGATTCGTATTCTGGCAGGTACAGCAGCCACCAGTCCAACCATTCCCGCCTTTACCAACAACAATGCGACGACTTATCTGACTTTAGCAGTTGTAAGACTGCGTGCCGGAACGACAAGTATTCTGGATTCCGATCTGACAGACTGCCGTGCGGATGAGAGCAAATGCGGTTATTGCAAGTGCATCCTTGGCAAGTGCAGAGTGACAGAGATGCTTGCCAAAATGGCAAAGACAAATGCCACACTGGACGAACTGCAAAAGCGGCTGGATGCAATGAACAGCCAGATTTCCAAANNGAAAACATCTACTATGTTCTCTACGACAACGGCAAACTGCTGCTGCGTGGCACGGGTGCAACCTATGATTATACTTCTCATGATTCTGTGTTCTATCAAAATGGCCAGATCAAAGAAATTGTACTCAGCAATGGCATTACTGGTCTGGGTGACCGCCTGTTCTATCATTGTGCCAATGCAGAAACGGTATCTCTTCCAGCTACGCTGACCAGCATTGGTGATTCCGCTTTTGCACAGGAAGATGATGCAATCGGCTATACCGCCGGTCTGACTTCTGTTACCATTCCGCAGGCAGTTACTGCGATTCAGTCATATGCCTTTTATCACACCGCCATTGCAGAAGTCACTGTGCCTGCCAGCGTGAAAACGTGGGGAAAGTATGCTTTTAGCGGCTGTGCAAAGCTGAAGACTGCTCGTGTTGCGTGTGATTCCATTGGTGCTTTTGCGTTTACAAGATGTACAGCATTGTCCAGCCTTACCATTTCTGCGAATTGCAGAACCTTTGGGGAAAATATGCTGACATACTGTGAAAGTCTAACAGCCATCACATATGAAGGTACGATCGCTCAGTGGAACGCCATCACCAAACCGGTCAACTGGATGTCTTCCGGAGAACATTCTTACAACAATTATCTGAAAAAGATCCAGTGTGTAGACGGCTATTTGGAATATGATTCTGAAAATAATGTGTGGAACGAGGTGAAAAACGGATGATGAAATTTTTAGTGAAACAGCAAAAAATCGAAGCACTGGAGCGAGAGGTCATTGCCTCTGACCAGATCGCATTTGTTTTGGTAAAGTTCGTGTTCGATGGAGCTTGGAAAACGCTGCACAAAGTGGTACAGTTCACGCAGTGCGAAGAAACATACAACGTAGTGCTTGGCACAGAGGGAACGACTTGTTTGCTGCCTGCCGAACTGCATCCTGGTGCGGTGAAGATGAGTTTGTTTGGTTACGATGAGGAAAGCGATACTACACTGCGTGCAACAACCGTACCAGTAACTCTTCACATTCGACCATCTGGGTTTGTTGCAGATGGGGATACGCCAATTCCGCCGACTCTGGATTTATATACGCAGCTTTTGAAAAAACTGGATGAAAAGGCTGCTGGACTTCAAAATGGAAAAGATGGATTTTCTCCAAAAGTGAAGGCGGAGCAAATGAAGTCTGGTGTTGTAATTACCATTGTCGATGCCGATGGTGAAACTTCTGCAACGCTTCATAATGGTGCAAACGGAGAAAAAGGTACAGACGGTAAATCTGCATATCAAATTGCGGTAGAACAAGGTTATCAAGGCTCTGAATCAGACTGGCTCTCTTCCTTGAAAGGCGATAAAGGCAATACAGGAGCCAAAGGAAATCCCGGTCAAGATGGTGCAGATGGAAAATCAGCATATGCAATTGCAGTGGAGCATGGCTACGAAGACTCCGAGGAAAAATGGCTTTTATCCTTGAAAGGTGAAAAAGGTGATACTGGCGAGCGTGGTGAAAAGGGCGACACCGGATTGCAGGGCGAGCGAGGCGAAAAGGGTGAAACGGGTCAGCAGGGCGAACAAGGTCCAAAGGGCGAAAAAGGTGATCCCGGAAATAGAGGGCTGCAGGGCGTTCCTGGAGAAAAAGGTGAAAAGGGAGATGCTGGCGTAGCTGGTAAAGACGGCTTTTCCCCGATTGCGAATGTTGTGAAGGATGGCAGTGTTATCACAATCACCATTACAGATAAAAGTGGTACAACTACAGTGACATTAACAGAGGGTGCAGCCGTAGATCTTACACCATATGCAAAGACGGTTTATGTGGATGAAAAAGTGCAGGAATTGTCCGACAGTCTGACGTATACCTTGCAGGAGCACACACTTTCCATCACACATCTGGAAGATAAATCGCATACCCACGAAAATATAGCTACTTTAAATGAAATCACAGATGTAAAATGGAAGGCACTCTGGTCGGCACAGCACATTCATACCAATATAATAAGTCTGAACAGTATCAGTCCCGCGGACATTACAAATATCCATGATACTTTCCCTGCACAGATCTATGCACTTCAGCAGTCTTTGGGAGATATTCAGACTGCATTGGCTGATATTGTGGAGGTGACGGAGTAATGGCAACAATTGCACAGTATATCGCAGCAATCAACCACCAGCGTGACCTGCTGGCAGGACATTTGGTTTCCCATGGTATCATTGCAACCGCAGATGAAAAGCTGAATTTGCTTGTTCAGAAAGTAGGACTGATACCCAGTGGATCATCGACCGAAAAAACGATTGTGTATGATGCAAATCACAAAGAAGGAATCTATCTGTCCTATAATGACGTGGTTTATGGTTTGTCAGATTTCGTAACTGAGCATTCCGCATTCTGTAGCGAAAAAAACAACTACGCACTGAACTATGGCACGGACGTTTTCGGGTGGGATTACAGTTGCTATAGTTGTTCTACAACACCATTAAAGATTACATCTGCTTCGCAAATTGCAATTCGTTTTCATGCGTATAGTACGGAAACTGGCATAATGCGATTAGTACAGTCAGATACTGGAACTGCATCAGATATTTTAGAAAAAGCACAAACAGAGGGCAGTTATATTGACCTGCCTTTGCAGTGGCTGTACAGCACGGACTACATCACAACATTGACCCCATGCGAGGGCGTAACTGCAGGCACTTATTATTTGGTGTGGGTAGGGCGGAGCAACAANNTCAATCTATCACAATTTTGTAAGGGGGGAAATACAATGAATATTATTGAGGCAGTAGAGCAGCTGAAAGTCGGAAAAGCAATCCAACGAAGTAACTGGGGCAATGCAAAAATTCAAGCAGTGCAGCTTGAAAATGGACAGTATCAGATTTTTGCATCTGGTGACCTAACGCCGGAAATGTTGGTACTGCTTTCCGGCGATTATGATGTGAAAGAAGAGAAAGAAACGAAAGATGTGAAAGAAACGGAGGAAGCTGTGTGATTCGAGAGATTATCACCATTGCGATTTCTGTGCTGTCTGCAACGGGCATTCTTGGCATCGGTACAAGGTCGATTTTAAATCGCATGCAAAAACAGGATGCCCGACAAAAGGCACTGGAATACGGTGTGCAAGCTCTGCTCCGTGACCGGATGTTGCACTGCTATAACAAGTACATTGATGCAGGTTTTGCACCCATCTATGCGAAAGAAAACTATGAAAATATGTACCGGCAGTATCATGAACTCGGTGGCAACGGTGTGATGACACATCTGCATGAGGAATTCATAGCACTGCCAACCGAGAAAGGAGAAACCGTATGAAAAGAGATTGGAAACAGTGGACGAAAGCTGCTGTTATTCGAGCAATCAAAACCATTGCTCAGACAGCAATAGCGACCGTTGGTGTGGCAGCAACCATGCAGGATGTTAATTGGCTTGTAGTTGGCAGTACCGCACTTCTGGCGGGCATTTTATCTGTACTGACCAGCGTGGCTGGATTACCTGAAATCAAGGAGTAGTACTGCTGTTTGACAATTGAAAACGGTATTGCTATCGTACAAAAAGCAGCACCGAATTTGTGTACTCCGACAAATATCACACTTTCCAGAAAAAATCCTTGACCATAGGTTAAACCTATGGTATAATGATTACAGTGGATTGGGAAACCACCCACGAATACCGGGCAAGCGGATATGGAAAGGAGGCACATATGGAGGAAATGGGAATGACGGATTTGCAGTTCAAATCCTTTATTATGCTTTTAATCAAGCAGTTAGAGGATGCGAAAACCGAGGCTGAAAAGCAAGCCATTATTGAACAGCTGAAACAGATGCTTCAGGGCTAAAAGAAAAAGCCGACTGAAAAACAGTCGGCAACGGAAACACAGAAAGAGCGGACTTGCCACCGCTTTTTCGTGCTACAACAATTATATCACGTTTTGCCCGAATTGGCAAGAAAAAATTTTAGGAGTGGTTTTTTGACACCCCAAGAAAAGTATGATAAGCAAAATACACGTTTCATTGGTTTGAAGCTGAATCGAAAAAGCGATAAGGATATTCTGGATGCCTTAGAGGGAAAAGCCTTGCAGACGGAAATCAAACGCTTGCTCCGAAAAGCTTTAGAATCCGAGAAAGAAGAAAAAGTTT